CTAAGCGCCTGAAATCGTTAGAGCCGGCCGCTGGCTCCCCCAATTTTCCCCCGCCGCTACGAAATTCCATCCCTTAGCGAACGCTTCCTGCCCTACGTCGGCAGTCCCCAGCTTCACGTAGCGCTGGTACTCATTCGACAGCCAGCCGCCTTCTTCTTTCAGGCGCAAGGTGTCCTTCGTCTGAGAGTAGAACCACGTTGCCCACGAATGGCGGCAAACGTGCGGGGTGATGATCTTGGGATCTCCTCCAGCCGCCGTTACAGCCCGTGCGAATGCTGTCCTGACCTGTCCCCCACGTCCTACCTTTTCAGTGAATGGCTTGCCGTCAAAGCGGCGAAACAGTGGCCCCGTCTCTCCGATGTTCGGAAGCTGTGACAGAGCCGCGATGACGCGAGGCTGCAGGGTTACGCGCCGCTCATGCCCATTCTTGGGGTCTCTGAGCATCGCCCACTTCCCCGACAGATCTATATCGTCACGCCCATCCATCGCGAACGTCTCGCCTGCTCTCGTCCCTTGACCGAACAGGAAGGTAATGAGAGCCGGTAGCCACGGGCTGGGCTGCGTCGTAGCTGCGTGGATGATCTTGTCCGCAAGCGCTGGCATGACGAACATCGTCCGTGCCCCGCCGCCCTTCGGCGCCCGCAGCTTGTCGTCCTTCATGAAGTTGATGATCGCGTTTACCGGGACGTACAACTGCCGCCTGACCGTGGCCGGCGTTCTCCCTGGGTAGATCGCGTTAGCTGCTCGGGACATGGCCACATTGTCTATGCGGCCCAAGTGGGTCTGCTGGAAATGCTCTAGCAGCTTGGCCAGAAACCTCCCGTCGCGTCCGTTATCGACGTAGGCCATCATTGCCTTTGAGAAGGTGACGTCGCGCCAGTCGGACGGCGGCGGGGCGATTTGAAGAGCCTGGATCTCGTCTAGGATTTCCGAGAGCTTCTTGCGAGCTTCAGGCTTTGAAGTTTCGCCCGTGCTTCGTTCAACTCGGACACCGTTGACCGTGCCGCGGGCGTACCAGTACGGACTTTTTGGGCGCTTGGTGAGGGTGAGCATACCGGCTCCATTATCTTTTCCAGATCTTCCGGGGTGAAGAAGATCGCTCTTCCTATCTGACGATAGGCGCCGATCTCTCTCGCTCGCGCCTTCAAAGTGCGCTCCGAAATTTGCACACCCTTCATCAACAGGATATCCACAGCCGCAGCGGGCGCGATTACTCGGTCGAGCATCGTTGTCATGGCTGCTCCTCCAGTGCGGCGCGGCCGGCGGGGGTGATGACTGCCCGCTTCGGATTAAGAACCGAATCCCGCAAAGGCTTCATCTCCGCTCGGACGTGCTTGTAAGCGGGGTCTCGCTCAATCTCTTCAGCCGTCTTCTGAGGGAATAGTTTGCTGAACCTGCTCATTGGCTTTGCTCCCCGCGCCTATGAACAACGCGACACAGGCGCGGTCGGTCGCGCTGCTTACGCAGGATTTCCGCCATTGCCTTGGCAATCTCTGCGTCTTTTGTTCGTTCCGCGCGTTCCATTTTCTGTCGGTATTGGAGCTTGATAAGCTCCCACCGAGCGAAGTCTTCATCGGCCCGCTGCTTCTGTCGCTGCTTCTCTGTGGTCCAAGGAAAGCTCATTCCCCTGTCTCCCCAAGCTTGCGGATGGCGCGCTCTTCTGCAAGCTGACCTTCAAGAAGCTCGACACACCGAAGCAATTCATTCCTGTGGGTGTTTGCCTCCGCGAAATCTTTGCGAGCGGTATCTAGACCGGCTTCATAGCCTCGCGAATATTCTCTGCGGGTGGCTTCCTTCATCGCATCATATTCCGCGACAGGTAGAGTGATCGTGATGCTCATTCCCCTGTCTCCCCAAGCTTGCGGATGGCGGCTGCGTGGCGGCGGTGCTCGCGCTCCATCATCATGTGGTGGTCACTTTCCGTCCACCTGTGAGCCGCCTCATGCTGCGCCTCTAGGTCGTCATGATACCGGGCCGCCTCCTCGATCGCCTTGGCCCGTGCCTCGTCGCGCTCTCGGGTGAGGCGGGTGATTTCGGAGGCTGCGGACACGTTGTCGGTGGCGGCCTTAGCCAAAAGGGTCTGTGCATAAACCTGCCATGCAAGTGTCGATTTCTCCTGCACGGGGTCAGAGAGCGCTTCCATTTCCTCAGATCGCCGGCGCAGTCGTTCCACGATTTCCATTACTTGCCCTCCTTCCATTTGCGGGCGGCTCGGAGGTGGCCAAGCGTGAAGTCATGAGCCCAAGCCACGTTTCCGTCGCCGCCTCCAGGTGAGTCGTAGAAAGCCGCAGCAGCAGCCAACGGCTCGATCACCTTCTCCGCATCAGCCAGCCGGCGTTCCAGTTCGATGACGCGGGCTTCGGCGGTCTCGGCGCGTCCCGCCAGCGTCTTCACCTTTGAGGACCGGTCCCGAAGATACCGGCGCGCATCGTTGATCAGTGAGATTTTGTGGTGGACGAGGACGCTGTCTACGTCTCTTTCCTTCCACTCCACATGGGGTGGGAGGAAGTCGGAAAGGAGTGCCTCTATGCGATCCCGGTCCCCCTCCAGCCCCTCCGCGTAGGCGACGAGGTCAGCGAGGGCGGTGGGATCAGGGCGGGCGGCGAGCATGGCTTCGAACAAGTCACCGGCGACTTTGTCGTGATGGCGGTTCTTGTACCTGTAGAGCGTGTCAGCCATCGCGGCCCACTGTTCGCGGACCGGCTCCACCGGCACGGCCACCCACTTATCAGGCTCGTTCAAGATTGCGGGGCGGGTCATGGGGTGGCCTCCGTCGCCTGGGGCGATGGGCTGATCCGCTCGCCGCGCTGGTGGAGCATCATGCAGAAGTTGGCGACGTCGATCGGGTCGCCTTTTCCCACGTGCTCTCGGAGGAGCTGCGATAGGTACTCGCCGGAACACAATTCTTTATCCTGCCAGCCGCCTCGTCCTTCTTCTCGCTTCTGAGCAAGCTTGCTCGTCATGAAGAACGAGAACATTTCGACTGCCCTGTCATCAGGGTGCATCGACGTGAGACGCGCTAGAAGCGCTTTGCTTTCCGGCGAAATGTCGTCTTGCAGGGGCTCGCGCATTCCTGCGCCCTTCAAATCCATCTGCGGAGATGGGGCGGCGATCTGTGCCAGCGCATCACTTGCGATCTTCCGCATGAAATCTCGCTCGCCATTGCTTCCAAAGGCTGCGCCGTAGGATATGGGGCGTGTCTTTTCGTCGTCCCAAAATTGGCCAGTCTCTGGGAACTCGCCATGCCACCGGGCAATGCGCTCTAGAGCCTTCACGGCCACCGGCTTCGTTGTGTCTGTCATGGCTGGTCTCCTGAGGCTCGATAGAGCTGGTTACGTGGAAGGGGCGGCAAGTCGGTCTTTCCGGCCCGCTCTGGCTTGGCGGCTTTCGCGAAGCCCGCGGACTGGATCGGCTTGGCTGGAGTCGACTTGATGTTGAGATGGCGCTGCTTCACCCGCTTGGCCTTGGCGATCGCCCTCACGTCGAGCTTGTCCTTGGCGCGCCGGCAGCTTTCATGAGCCGGGCCACAGTTCTCATCCTCGTCCTTGGCGCCAAGGCCAAGGCAGATGAGGTGCTCAATGGTCCACGGCTCGCGAACCCCGTCGATCTTCACACCACACAGGACGCACAGGCCCTTGTGGTCTTCGAAGATGCGCAGGCGCCGGGCGGGCGTCATGGCCTTGCGCTTGGTCGTGCCGACGTCGGTCATGCTCCGATCTCCGGGAATGCGCCATGGGTCACGTCGTCTAGGACGCGGCCGGCGAATTTCTTCCCGACCTTCTGCATCGGCCATCCATCGTCGGCACGATCGCCACTTGCTGTTATCCGGCAGAAGCCAGGAAGATCCGCCGGCCATTCGCCGTCGCTCGCCTTCAAGGGAACCCATTCGCCGTTCTGCTTGTGGTGAAACGCAGCGCCGGCGGCTTCTGCCTGATCACGCAAAGAGCGAAACCAGTCGGGATGCGTCGGCCGTGCCTTGTGCCCGCCCTGATCCGTCTCGCCACCGGTGATCACCCAATCCGGCATGAAGGCGGGAGGGATGTTCACCGGCCCCAGCAGCGGTTCAAACGAGCCGAAGCTGAACAGCGGATTCAACTCGATCTTCGCGACCTGCAGCGCCGGAAGATTGATATCGGCGCGCTTCTGGTCCTCGACAGTAGTCCCGATCGCGGCGTTGGCCGGCAGCCCACCGGCGGCGTCGACCAGCTTCACGATCAGCTGAGGGCGCTTGGTCAGCAGCAGGTAGACCAGCCGCGGCGTCTTGCGCATCACGTCGAAAGAATCGGCCCGCCACTGCGGGTCAACCTGGTTGTCGAAGATGTCAGCGAGGCTGGCGCAGAACACGAACGGGCGGTTACCGTCCTTGTCCGCCTGCCGCTGCCACCGGTGCGGATCGTTCCAGGTATGGGCTCCGGTGCGCTGGCGCGGGTGGTTGCCCCACTGAACCTTGCCGTAGCGCTTGTCCATCATTGCCTCGGCGTAGCAGCCGTCGCATGCCGGCGAGACTTTCGTGCATCCCATCCACGGGTTCCAGGTATGGGTAGTCCAAGAAATTGCCGAGTTCTCAGCCATTTGCCTTGCCTCCGATATCGGCCGGATCGCAGAGCAGGCCCTCAGCGTGGAATTCGAGCGCGGACTCAAGCGACGTGTCGTTCCGCATTACGGCGCGCACTGACATCGCGATCGATCCTGCAGCCCTCCGTCCTTCCGGTGACAGCTTGCGGATGTCTTCGGCCCAGCGCCCTTCGATCTTCTTCATGGCGTCGGCGCTGGTGGATTCGTCAGCGGCCCGCACGAGAACATCTTTCGCGTAAGCGCGAAGCTTGGGCAGTTCATCGGCCGGAATAGGCTTCGGTTCATCGCCGTCAAAAAGAGTGGCAGCTGACGAAGCCGTGGACGGGGGTGCGGCTTCGTCATCTGCGTCCGGCGACGGGGCGGGAGCGTCATCGCCGGCATCCGATGCGCCGGAGGTCATGGCGTCATCTGGATCTGCAAACATAATCTCGCCCGTGAGAGCGCCTGCCGTCTCGGAATGGACGAAGGAGCGACTGAAGCCCTCGCGCTCGTCCTCGTTCTGCTGTGGGGCGCTGTGCGCTGCTTTCAAGCGTTCCATGACCGAAGGCTGTGCCGGCGTGACGTCGCGGGCATTATCGGGCCCATGGAACTGTTCAGCCTCTTCCCGATCGTAGACACCAAGGATCACTTCCGGCGTGTGCCGGCGAGCCCAGGAGCGGGCGGCGAAATAGCCGAGCTGCTGCTGTGGGTCTGATTTCCAGAGCGGCGAGTTCTTCGTCGTGATGCTGCCGATCGTTGGCGTGGTGTATTCGAGCTCGTCACCGTTGATGGTGCCGGTCACGGTGCAAGTCATATCGTTGCCGGTGCCGTCATACCGATACTTCAGCCGGCCCTTGATGCCGGAACGGGTGTTGACGACGGCGGCGATCAGCTGCGCCTCATAGGCGATTGCGCCGTTGACCTGGTAGGACTTGGATGCCACCGCGAACGGGTTCATCTGCCAGTCGAGCGCCTGAAGCGCCACGGCCATGCAGGCGCCGGCATTGCCCCGCAGATGCTTAGGCAGGGCGATATCGGCGCGGCACATCACCTCCGCGAACTTCACCACCTCGGCAAGGTTCTGCGGGGCGATCGTGCTGCCTGTTGATCCGATAGACATGCCGACCGAATCCATCGGGAGGCGCTCGGTGTGTGCTGCAAGCTGGTTCATGCTGCTATCCCCAATTGATTTTTGATGCGGGTCTTCGACCAGCCAGGCATCTCGACGTAGGAGAATTCCTTGTCGAAGCCGTCGAAACCGGGCCACTGGTTGCGCTTCAGGCATTCCTTGACGGTGGCGATCGCATTGCGGGCTTGCTGCTCTCCAAGGTCGATATCCTCGTCTTTCAGCTGCATCACGCGAACGTCGTAGGGCGGTGTCTTCTCCACGAAGACGAATGTGAAGCTCGTGAACGCCTGCTCCCCCATGACCTCGCGAACGATCATCCGCAGAAGGCCAGCCTGGACGTGATAGCCGTGGCTGTAGATCGCCTTGGACAAGCTCTCGTCATCGACGGAAGCTGCAGTCTTCAGATCGACAAAGTCGCCGCTGTCGTTCGGCACGACGTCAGGGCGGGACTTCAGCCAGACCTCGCCGTCTCGGGAGAACAGGCTGCGCTCGATCCGGCCGTTCAGGATGCCGAGCCGGATAGCTTCCTTGCTCGACAGGGCATCAGCCATGTGGCGGATGTGGTTGATCTCGGTTTCGGTGATGACCGTCTTCCCAGCTTTCCGCTGGTGCTCTAGCCAATGCTTGCAGGCGTTCGCATTCCCGCTCCACGGCTTGTCGTTGCCCTTGTCATCGAAGTAAGTGGACGGACGCAAAACATATCGGCTCTTGAATCCCTCTTCCCCGAGAACGAGCATGTGAGCAGCCTTGCCGAACTCCAGCGAGGTCTTTTCCTCGCGCTCGAATGGCGTCGGATTGTACGGGGAATAGCCCCAGTATTCGGACGGACGACGGATCACGGCCCGAAGTCCGGAGCTCGAAATCGAGAAGCCGTCGAAGAGGTCCACATTGCCGTGGTAATCATCGATAGACACACCGCGGTAGATGCCGGGGTCAATGATCTTGCCGCCGCCATAGACCCGCTCACCATCCTTGATGAACTTCCCTCCGGCCTTCGCGGCAATTCCTGCAGCCAACCCGCCGATGCTTGCCGGCGCTGGGTGCATTTCCTTTACCGTGTCCATTGCGCGGTTACCTCCTGGCGATCGCGGTCTTGCTCCGCGTAGTTTTCGTTGATGTGTCCCGGCGCCCATACAAGGACGCCAATCACTGCAATGCAGGTGGCGACGAGGACCGTGCCTCTTGCGCTGGGCGTGAAGAGAGGAACCGTTTCGGTCTTGGTGAACCGGCCAAGGTCTTTCGCCTTGCTCTTGCACTGGCCAGGTTCGCAGCAGCCGGAGAATTGATTGGCCGGGCAGCAGTCACGCATTGGCCTGCTCCCTCAGTTCGCGAGAGGTCTGGGCAAGCTCGACGCAGGCCTTGGCTGCCAGTTGCGGCAGGCTGACGCGAAGATTTTCGATCTGTGCTGCAGCTGCATTCAGTTGGTCGCGAAACTCCGCTTCCACGGCGGCAACGCATTCGGCCTTGATGATCGCGTTCGCGCGCTGAGCGTGAGGAACCAGAGCTTCCGACACACGACGGTTGCCATACTCGTCGAACCCGACCTGCATGGACCGATAGTATTCCGATGCAGAGGCCTTCTTCTGCTCCAGCGTCGGGATGCTGCTGATCAGCGCGTGGATTCTCGAAAGGGTGCTGGCGAGTTCGATACGTGCTTCGCTCATGCCGCACCTCCGACCATTTCTTTCAGGCCGGGGCGGTCGCGGAATACGGGCGGGTTCTGCAGGGAGTTGTCGGTTGCTGCGATCTTCTCGACGCTGTAGCCGAGGCGCCCTGCAACCTCTGCGAACGCCTCCTTGATTTGCTCATCCCCGTAGAGGACAAGCTTGCCCAAGGATGCTTCCTGGCCATATTTCAGAAGCAGAGCACGAGCCAAATTTTCGGCTGCGAGGAACTGATTGTAGGTCTCCATGCGGTCGGTCATTCTGCAGCCTCCTGAAATGATGCCTGAGACCGGACCACGTCGCCGTAGTTCATCGGTCGGCTGACCTCGACGACAATCCCGCCGATCACGTCAGCAAGGGAAAGCGCCTCGTCTTCATCGGAATATTCTGTCCACCAGTCGGCGTTATGCTCGCCGGCCCATTCGGACCATTCGGATACCCAGCAGGCCGTAAGGCGGGGGTGCTCGATCCGGTACGTGGTGATCTGCATCTCAGCGGCCCTCAGCCTTGGCAATGGCAGCGAGGTTTGCGGCGATCAGCGGGTGGCCCTTGCCAGCAAACAGAAGAGTCTCGAGCTTTTCATTCGACGCCTTCAAGGCGTCCAGAATCTCAGGAGCGGCGGCGATCAGGCGGGCGTTGGCCTTGTCGATCTCGTCGCCCCAAGGAGTGCCGTCAGTCGCAGTGGTGATGAGGACGCCGGGCGCAAGGCGATAGGATCCGTGCATCCGAAGATCGTCATCCATCCATGCCCAAGGTCCGTCCGTGTGCTTCACTGTGTCTGCCATGTTCATTCCCTCATTGGGGTGGGACAGGATGGAGAGGTCAGGCGGCGGCTTGCTGCGAAGCCTTACGCTCAGCCTCTTGGACACGCTGGATGTTCGTTAGGTAGTAGATGGCCGCTTCGACCTCTTCGGGCGTTAGCGTGGCTTGCGGGCGGCTCTTGCGAACATCAGCAATGACGCCGACCGCGAAGCAGATGCCGCCGTGTCTCGGACCATAGCCGTAGGCATGGTCACTGCGCTGCCCGACCCATACGTCGTAGTTTTTGGTGCCGAAATACTGTTCCCAGAGGTCGCCGTACCCCTGTCGGACGGGCGAACCTGTCGCCAACTGCTTGATCGCATCCTCGATGACAGCAGCACGGTCTGCGCCACCACGCTCAAACGAGCCTTGAACATAGACCACCGTCTTCGCGAGATTGACCTTGTCCAGATCGAGGCCTTCGACGGCAGAGGAGAGGATGTTGGCGCGTTCGCGGATCTGGCCGCGCAATTCCGCCTCACGCTGTTTGGCGGCTTCAATGTGAGCATCAAGGTCCTTGCGGATCTGATGCATTTCCTGAGCTGCTTTGGTCAGTTCCATCTTCCCATCCTCTGTTCCGCGACCGATCCGGCTTGCCGTCGGCGCTGTGGTGGACCGCGACCAGATCTGCCCGAGGCGTCTTCGTGGTCGCTGTCTGTGAGAAGAATTATAGCGGTAAAAAAACCGACACGCAATAGACGGCGGTAAAAAAACCGACTAAAAGACCTGCATGGATCAGATTGTGAAGTTGGAAACGGGCAGGTGGCTCCGGCGTCGAGACGCATGGATGCGCGGTCTCGTCGGGAACGAATTCGTCAGTCGGAATGGAAAGTTGGTGGGCTTCCACCTGGCGCTACGCCTCAGCGCAAAGAAGCCATACTGCTACCCGGCTATGCGCACGATCGGCAAAGCACTGGGAATATCGCCCCGTCACGTCGCCAGGGCGCTGAAAGAACTTGAGGATGAGCAGTGGGTGAGGGTGCGTCGGCAGCCCGGCAGGTCGAGCGTCTACAGCCTTGACCTATGACATGGCTGTCATACCCACCCATGACACCACTGTCATACGAGATACGGAAAGGATGAAATACGGAAAGAGATATCTCTTATCTGAGGTTCTTGCTCTGAGGGGAGTTGTTAGAAGGGTGGAGATGGTTATGGAAGACGCTCTATAACGCTAACTGCCCCACCGACCAAGATCTCTATGTTTTCGGTCGGATTGCCAAGCCAGTAGGATCGTATCCGTTCTTCCGATTGCTGCAGATTGGTGCCGTTCCCCAAGCCCCAGAGGCTCCAGCTGGTCAGATGCGTTGGAGAACCGTCATCCAACATGGAGACCCGATAGATGATGCTCGCTGGTCCATGTGCCGATTTATAGGCCTGAGCTCCTTCATAGGTCGGGCAACCGAACAGGCAATCCAAGCGCGACGGTGCTTGAGGTTTAACAGCCAGCCGCATTGCCTCATAAGCCAGTTCAAAGATTATCTTGGTGGTTCCGTCATTTTGCCCCGTCAGATAGCTACTTCTCAGGATCCGACCCCAGTTGCCCGGCTCAATGACGCTCCCGGCTCTGAGGGGGATCGGAGCGCAGTGGAAGAACTCAGTCACAACTACATCTCCACAGCCAGCCAGCTTTATTCAACGATCTCTCCCGCCGAATTAAACCCCGAGAGATAGCGCTTCTCACCCTCGGTTATCTGATGCGGGCGAATCCACTCGACCGGTTCCGCCCACTCCAGGCTCATGTCTAGGAACGGGTCTCCGGTCACGGAAACGAGGTCCCAGGTGTTGGGCTTACGGCCCTTTTTCACAAACCGCAGCAGAACTCGGCCGGCGTCGGTCTTCACCACGCATAGCTGATCGATGATCTCATCCGAAGGCGTAGACTTGCGGTTCCGGAAGAACACCAGCCAGCCATCCTTGATCGCGCCCATCAAGTAGCCACGGACAGATACCGCGGCCATGTCCTCGGTCGGATATGGGGCTGGCGTCATAAACGGTTCGCGGTCTCGCTGCCGGTCCAATTTTTAACCTTCCTGAATCAATCGTTTGCAGCTCTTCGCCGCTGTCGCCCGGCGTTCATCCTTGTAACCATCGTGAATTTTGTTCACTATAGGTTCTTGTTTCTCGTTGGGCGGTAAAACCATGACGCGCATCTACGACAGGATCAGGCCTAAATTTGAAACCCGCAATGATGAGATCGTCGCAGGCCTGTTTCAGGTGGCTGGCGCTGACCGCCCAGCTGCCCCGGAGATCGTCATCAAGAGGAAAGCAGCTGAAATCTCGACCCTCATGGCGCTGATACACGGCGGCGACTGGCGGGTTCAGATTGATCATGAGGATGGTCTGATTGTGATTGCTCGCCGGCGGCGTCGTCGACAAAGCCCTTGATGGCCTTGAAGGCCGCTGGGAGTTCTTCCCGATCTACCCCGTAAGCGATGAGGGCGGACCTCAACAGCTCTTCCGGCGTCTGCAGGTTGGCATTCTTGCCAATGAGACGGATCCGAATGTCCATCGCCTCCAACACCGCCTGGACATAATCGAACTTCGCGCTGAAATCCTTCCCGTCCTTCAGGCTTCGCTTCCAGTTCCTGATGGTGTCTGTGCTGCCGGTCGCACGACGTGACAATTCGGTCATCGTCTCGCCTGTTGCGGCCTCGTGGCTCTCGACCAGCCGCAGTATCTCTTGGACGTCAATCATCCTGTAAAATTACCGCTGAGGAAGATTCAACGCGAGCGGTAAGAAAACCGTTGACATGAGCGGTTAAATTACCGATGATGCGGTCATGCTCAACATTGAACACCTCATCACCGTGGCCGACGAATATGGCCGAGTTGCCCAGGTCGAAGAAAAGACCGTGAGCAGCCGCGTCTTCCAGGACAGCAAAAAGCTTGGCGCCATTCGCGCCGGGTCCGACATCACCGTGGGGCGCTACAATGCGGCGCTGGCGTGGTTCTCGGCGAACTGGCCTGATCATGCTGTCTGGCCTCGTGACGTGCCGCGACCAGCGGTTGAGGTGGCGGCATGAGAGAGCGCACCCGCCTTCAGATCGAGCGTATCCGCCAGATGGCGGATCAGGGTCTCACCATCACTGAGGCAGCCAATTCCCTCAACGTCACCTACCACTACACCGCCAGTGTAGCTCGACAGAACGGGATCGTTTTTCAGCGCGCAAGAAGCGGGCCTTCGGCGCCTTCCGGGCGCAACGTTGAGATATGCAGGCGCTACCTCGCTGGCGCGAAACAGATCAGGCTCGCGGAGCAGTTCGGGATCACGAGGGAGCGTGTCCGCCAGATCATTGAGAAGGCTGGGCTTGTATCTGAGACCAAGCGCCATGCGGATTACATCGCGACTGTGGCCGGTGCTGTTGCGCGAAAGGGCCTCACTCTCGCGGAGGCTGCTGACATGTTCAACACCAGCCGCATGAACATCTATAACTACTGCCGCGAACATGGCGTCAGGCCAGCCACTAAGACCTCCGAGGAGGCCGCAGAACTCAATGCGTTGGCCCAGCAGGTTGTTGAAGGCAAGAGCATCCGCAAAGCGGCTGGTCTCGATCACAACAAGGCAGAACGCCTTCGGCGCCACATGGCGCACAAAGGCATCACCGCCAAAGGCCGCAGCCGCCACGACGACATGACAGATCGCAAACTCTTGGTCGCGAAGTGGCGCCAGGATGGGTTCTCGTGGCCTCAGTGCGCGCAAAATCTCTCGGAACATGATGGCCGGCCTATCAGCGTCGGTGGTCTCTACATGTGGTGCCAACGTCATATGCCCGAACTCTTTCGGGAGACCGCAGCATGACCACCAACACTGAATGGCAGCCGCACGACGGGACCGGGATGCCGGTACCGTACGGCACCTTGGTCGACGTCCGGCACAGAGATGGCGATGTGTTCTTTGCACAGCCTGCAGGGGTTCGAGACGATAGCCCAAACCAAGACGATCCATCGTGCGGATTTGCCCATGACTGGACTGCCGATGGGTTTTCCGGGGGCGACATCATCGCCTACCGCGTTCATACGCCCGCACCCGAGCAAGGGGAAACAGCATGAACGAGAACCGCGAAGAGATCTGTAAGTGTGAGCTTTGCTTGAAGCCGATCTATGCGGGCGACCGGTACAGCAACACCGATGACGGCGTCTCCTTCTGTGAAGAGCACGCGTACTGCCTGTCTGATGTCGTCGAGCAGCATGCCGAAATTTTGGCGATGGTTCCCTGGCAGCCCGGTGAATTGGACTACAGCAGCCGGGCTGAGATGCTGACGGCTTACTTCCGAATGAAGGCGGATCTGGAGGCCAACGGCGACCGCAAGCTTCTGGTGGAGGCCTGACATGATCGAGCCCCAGTTCAAAGCAGTCACAGACGCAGACGTTCTCCGCATCATGCAGCAGCCGAGAAGCGATTTCTTCCCGGTCCCGATGCGCGGCCCAACCGAGCCTGAGGACGCAGCAGCAGACGCGGTCCGCGATACCGGAACGCAAGGCCAGATCGAAGGCTACGAGCCTTGGACGAGAACCCAGAAAGGGAGAGCGGCATGAACACGGTTGAAATCCTCAAGGCAGCTCGCGACCTGATCGCGGATGAGACGAAGTGGACGCAGGGGTGCTCCGCGAAAGACGCGAAGGGAGAATACGTTTCCCCCCTGAGTGTTGAGGCTGTTTGCTTCTGCGCGATTGGCGCGGTGTCCAAAGTTTCTGGTCAGCCGGCCTTTGTAGCCGACAAAAGTGAACCCGCTAGATATCTTTGGGAGGTTATCGGCGTCAGAGATCAGTTTGTGTTCGAATTCAACGACACCCACACTCATCCCGAGGTCATCGCACTCTTCGACAAGGCCATCGCTCGAGCAGAGCAGGTGCCGGCATGAACCTCGTCCTCTCCGAACCCGTCATCATCTGGGGAATCCTTGGCTTCTGTGCCTTTGGCCTCATCTGTGTCGTTTGCGCTCTCGTCTACGAGAAGCTGCAGCCCAGTGAGGACGACGAGATCGATTTCACCCGTGGTGATCGGCTCTAGCCATTTCGCTCGCCATCTTCGTCAACCGACTGATGGCAGCTCCTACAACCACAGCCTGGGCGGCTTCGCCAAGGCTTTGCCAATCTCCCAGGAGAGCGGCTGACGGCGGGGCGGAAGTCCCTGCAAGGACCAAGGCTCCGCCGTCTGATTTGTGAGTGCTCCTGAACGTCATCTGCAGCTCCTTCGAACGAGCTGAAGATGCCATCGAAAGGAGCCGACGTGTTGGAAACGCAAGCCCAGAGTTTGGAGAAGAACTCCAAGGGGAATCGGAAAATGAGTGACGCAGTATTCGCGCAAGGATTGATCCGCGAGGCTTTCCCGAAGGAGCTTTACGGTGGCTACAAGGCCGCTGTCTACGCCGCCTATCGGTACATGTCTCCCCGCGTCTCCAAGAGGTTCACAGAGCGCCGAGCAAGAGCGATCTGGGACGGTGAAGCCCGTCGCATCGACATGGAGGAGGCGGACGTTTTGAGATCCGCCCTTATCGAGGAAGCACGCAATGAAAAGCAAAGACTCCGTGCCCGTCTGGCTTCGCTGGATGCGAAAATTGCCGCTGCTGAGGCGGCTGCACATCGCCAAGAGGTGGCGGGCACGAGCAACGAAATGGGCCGATAGGGCGGACTACATCTGCCCCGATGCGAAGGAGGACGGCGAATGAGCGACATCGGACACAATGCACATGGCGTTGCCCGTGACCAGCTCCGGGCCTTCGTAGAGCGCATCGAGAGATTGGAAACCGAGAAGAAGGGCCTGTCGGACGACATCAGGGATGTCTACGGCGAAGCCAAATCGCTCGGCTTTGACACCAAGATCCTCAAGAAGGTCATCGCCCTGCGCAAGAAAGACGAGCAGGAACGGATGGAAGAGGACCTGATCCTCGATACCTATCTGCAGGCGCTCGGCATGCAACCGGATCTGTTCGAAGGAGACGGCGCATGAAAGCGGAGATCTTCCTCCCATGGCCTGACTGTCGTCTCAGCCCGAACGGGAGACATCACTGGGCCCAGGTCGCGCGCGCCAAGAAGGCAGCAAAGCGCACCGCCTATTACACCACGCTTGAAGCTGGCATCGGGCCGATCGACGCGGACAGCATCCTTGTCAGGTACTCGTTCTATCCGCCAAGCCGCCGGGCGTTCGATCTCGACAACATGGTCGCCAGCATGAAGGCAGCGGCCGACGGGATTTCCAAGGCGATCGGCATCGACGACGCGAAGTGGAACCTTGCTGTTTCCCCGCATGGTCCTGTCGAGAAGAACGGCATGGTGAAAGTGGAACTGGAGTGGAAGGCATGAACGCGCCCGTATCGTCACGCGGCCTGTTCCGCGCCACCGGCAAGAAGTCCAAGCCCGTCGCCGTGCGCGACCTGGAAGGTAACATCGTCAAGGTGGACGCGCTGGAGCGAGAGAAGGATGACTTCTACCCCACGCCTCCGGAGCCGACACGGGCCTTTCTCCACGCTGAACTCAACCACCTTCTGCCGTTCGGAACAGTGTGGGAAGCGGCGGCTGGCGACGGCGCAATGGTCCGAGAGATGGAAGTCATGGGCCTGAAGGTCGTGGCGACCGATCTTGTCGACCGTGGCTGCGGTGCGGAGGTAAGGAGCTTCTACGACTTCCAGACGCCACCGGCACGAGCCATCGTCACGAATCCTCCTTTCGGCGAATGCGGATGGGGCAACGGCAAGGCCCGCTGGCTGAAGCACGCTCTTGATGTCCTCGACGTGGATTACATGGCGTTACTCATGAACTGGGGATGGCCGGGAGCCGGAGGCCTCAAGCACTTCTACGCCGCTCACCCGCCCGCCCGGGTCTACCTGATGCGGTGGAAGATCGACTTCACGGGGCAGGGCGCTCCTCCGATGCTCAACGCCTGGTTCGTCTGGGACAAGAAGCACAAGGGCGAAACGGTCCTCCGAATGCTCGACCGCAAGGATGCCAGACAAGAGGAGATGTTCGCATGAACGCCCAACAGACCGAACAATTCGAGCAGTTCTGGCGCACCTATCCCCGCAGGATCGGCAAGGGAGCAGCCCGCAAGGCCTTCGAGAAGGCGCTGAAGCTGGCGACCTTCGAAGAGATCATGACCGGCATCACCCGGCAGCTTCCCTACTACTCCAGCCGGGAACAGCAGTTCATCCCGCATCCAACGACGTGGCTCAATCAGGAGCGGTGGGCAGATGAGCCCCAGCCGGTCCAGCAGCGCCGGCAGGGCGACATGGTCTCATACATCGACAACACATTCACGGGTAACGGCTATGGCTTCTCAACAGTGGCAGATGCAGGTTTTGAACGCGCTACGCACGCTCTGGATAACCCTTCCTCTTCGCGGCGTAACTGACGAGCAGGGCACGCTGGACGCCTACGGCTTCGCGCTGGAGCCGTTCTCCATCGAGGCCATCCAGAACACGATCAACTCTCTTCGCCGTGGCGAGATAGAGGACGCAAGCAAGCAGTGGTGCCCAAGGCCTCCTGAGCTCGCCTCGTTCGTCCGTGCCGAGCAGAAAAGGCTGGAGGCCATCCATAGCCGGCCGGCAGTGAGCTACGCCCCTGTCGATGTGCCGTTCAAGGACTGGCGAGTAATCCACCGGCAGCGCGCCAATGATCTTCAGGCGGCTGGCTTCGGCCTTTTCAGGAAAGAAGTGACGATCGACATCTTCAGCCTGGGTTGCCGCCGTCGTGCTTGGCCAGCTGGATCGATCTGGTTCTGGTGCATCGAGGAAGTATGGGCGCCGCCTGCGGCTGCGATGCCGACCACTGACGAAGCTCTCAACATTGAGGAGAAGGCAGCATGACCCGATTGCGGGAAGCAGTAGATTGGCTGGTCGATGCATTTCGAGGGCTGTACCCATTCGTAATTTGCTGGATCGGCGCGCTCGCATTCGCCGTTGGCTGGCATGACCAGACGGAAGGTGCGGCCTTGGTCGTTACTGCCATCGCTGGGTTGTCCTTCACTTGGGCCATTGATCTTGCCTACGCTCGAGGCAAGGCGAAGGGCGAAAGCGAAACCGCTGCCAAGATGGTCGCGCTCATCACGTCAGGCGCAGACACAACGATAAGCATCGAGATCAATGAAGGGCGCGCAGAATGACCGCTCCCCTTCCAGAACAGCGCCGGCAGGCGATGAACGCCGCCCTCATCCGCGATCGCCTGTACAACGGCGCCGTCGCCCCGAAGAAGCCGGATGCCCTCTCTCTCGCGCTGGAAGAGAACAAGCGGCTGACCAACGAGCTGAACCAGGTTCGCGCCGAAAGCAGCGCCAAGGTTCGCCGCATCGCCCGGCTGCAGGAGGCTCTGGCTGCTGCGAAGCGGGATCTCCAGCAGTTCGAACGGTTTGCGAAGTTCATCTCGCACGAGATGCCGGCGCCCGACGAAATCATGTCTGACGTGATGAAGGATTTCCCAGACGTGACGTGGCAGCAGATCTTCAGCCACAAGCGAGCCTACCGGGTGGCGAGATGCCGGCACCTCTGCATGGCGGCAGTTCGCGAAAAGAGGCCGGATCTGTCGTTCCCGGACATCGGCAGGCTATTCAACCGTGACCACACCTCGGTCATGCACGCCGTCAAGAAGATCGAAGCCGAGAGGGCAGCAGAATGACAAACCGTTATGCGGCCTACGCGCATCGTATCCCAGGCGGCAAGTTCTGGGCAGTCGTCCGTTTCTGTCGCGACAGCCACCCCGCGCCCGTCCTCGACGAAGGCGCCAAGCCCAAGGTGTTCGCTTCCAAAGGTGAGGCCGCAGAAGAATGCCTTCGCCATGTGGTGGCCTTCATGAATGGGAGAGAGATCCGCGGCGAGCAGTTCGACGCGCCGGCCGTCTCAGTGAAAGAAGCGAAGTTCGCGGAAGCTGATCGGCAGCTCTTCCTCGGCGGGGGAAGAACGGTACAGGTCGAGCGGAAGGAGGCGAGGGTATGATCGCCGTTGCCTCATACACATCAGAAGCCGAGCTCAAAGCCGCCTACCGCGCCCGCAGACAGCGTCTAGGCATGGAAGGCCCGAGACTGCTGGCGAGGCGAGAAACCGCGCCGGTGCGGGTGCAAGGGCAAGAGCCGCGCGATACGGAGTCGTTCCCGACCTACCAGCGCTTCATGGCGAAGAAGATACCGACGTGGCAGCTTGAAGACACCCACTTCAACCACCACGAGACAGCATGGAAGTTCTGGAAAATTGAGACGCTCGCGGCAAACGGCTCTCCATTGAAGGCATACATTCGCCGCCGTGCGCTTGAGATGGGATTCACCTATGCCGAGGTGATCGGACCTTCTCGGAAGGTGAAGCTCGTGGAAGCCCGGCATCAGATCATTTGGGAGATCAAGCGGGTTGTAAAGCCGGACGTATCATACCCGGAACTGGGGCGTCTGTTCGGTGGTCGTGATCACACCACGACTCTTCATGCGGTCAGGCGCGTTGATGCTGAGAGGGCGAAGGCGCCATGAGCAACAACAGGGAAGCCCTGGCGATCTTGGAAGAGCTCGAGGTCGAGGTGGTGGCGAAGAACGTCATGCCTCGCCCCGGGCAGACGAGATCCGTGGCTACCCTGCAGCGCATCGTTCGACGGCACGGGGTGGACCATGCCCGAATGGTGATCATGCTCATCATGGAATCGGTCAACAACCGGGCCGCGCTGGACGAAGCAAGCCTTGGCGCCGTGTCCGACGTGCTGGCAGCCTTCAAGCGAACCTATCCGGGCATCTACGAGGCGAGCACCAGTGATCTATTCGCCTTCTTTGACCAGACTCCTATCGCCAATATCCGGGTGTTGTTCACCGAAGGGCTGGACGGTGTGGTAAACAAGAGAAGCGCATTGGCCGGGCAACTTTGGGAGCGTCTGGTCAGGAAATTCGGGCAACACCAGGACGACTGGCTAGACGACAGAAGGGTGAGCGCATGACCATCGAAGAAATCGCAGAGATCATGGTGCAAGCGGCCGAAGTCGATCGCCGGCTTCCCGACACAGCCCGGCCCGCCCGCCTCAAGGCCATGGCAATCCCCTACCTTCACGATCAGAAGGACCAGAACGGCTGGGGCTCGGAACGATACCAGGAGGAGAGAGCGGATTTCTTCGCCGCGCTGTCCACCCGCCTCACGAAGAACCAGATCGGTATCTGGGAAGTATCGATGGAGCTGATCAAGCTCTGCCAGAACGAAAGCCAAAGGCGCGCACTATGGGCCTGGGGCATGGCCAAGGCCGGCGGCATGTCACTCGCGAAGTGGGCAAGGAACATCGAACACATCCAGCCGGCCACTGCGGAATGGCGCGCAAAGCAGGCGATGCGGTCGATCCATCAAAAATTGTCAGGCAAAGACGATCTGCATATGGTTTCAGTGATGAATGACGACTTGTCACAAGGGCCGGAAATCAGCGATAAAACACCTACAGTCGAGGCATGGCGCGACGAGGACGCAAGACCTCTCCGGTGCTACTTCGACACAGACATAGCCGGCTTGGAATATGCCGAGCTGCAGAATGCCCGACGCCGTGAGCGGAAGGCGCGCAAGCAGCAGAGCCAAGCGGCTTAGAGGTTCAAGGGCGTGCGCAGTGTGCATGTCCTTCCAGATCGGGAAGCCTGCCGCGATATGTGGCAGGGAATTCACGGCAGGGAACTGATCAGCCCGCTAGCCCAGTAGGGTGAGAGCCAAGCCGGACGCTGTTACCGGCCTTCCCGTACTTCATCCCCGTGGCAACACGGCTTCACCTCGTCGGCTCCGGTCGGCGGGGTTTCTCGTTTCAAGAAGTCCGCCCCGGACGTGCAGGACAATGGCCCCGGCGCTTGGAAGGCAGGGAAAGTGATGCCCCTGCGACGGCAGAACGTTCCGCACCCGGCGGCACCGGGGAAACAAGGAGAAGACGCCATGAGCGTACAAGCAATGTTCTACGTGAAGGAAATCAACCACCGCGCCACCAATCAGGCGGATGCGGTGAATGTCGAGGTCAAGCTGTCGGCGGCATTCGGCGGCTATCTGCAGGGCTTGCCCGAAGGCAACGGCGATTGGTCGAAGTGGACGCCATCCGGCGAGCTTTCGATGACCATCACCAACCCGGAGGCGATCGAGCAATTCGAGATCGGCGCCGTATATTCGCTGACCTTCGATAAGGCTAGCTGATCAGAATTGAGGAGGCGAGGCCTGCAGCGGCCCGCCTCCATCCGGTGTCTCAATCTGTGCCCAGCGACCAGGGCAGAGGTCGCGACACCATCCCGCACGCTTCGAGGTCCACCATGAGCAAGCTGTTCCTCATCATCTACGCCGGCGCTCAAATCGGTGGCGCTGCCGGCCCGCTCCCCTATGGGATGGATGAGTGCGAACGCCGCCGTGATGAATTTCGCGCTGCGCAGACTGAAGTCCTCGCCACGGGCTTCTCCAAGGCGGAAGGCCGCAAGGTAACGCAGGACGAGATCGAAGACCTCAAGCAGGTTCGGTTCGAATGCGAATACCGTGAGGCGCGCCCCGTCGTAGCGCGCAGCCAGGAAGCATGATGGCTGAAACCTTCCACTTCGGCGAAGTCACGGTAGAGATCGCTGATGGCCTGACGGTCACGCGCCTGCCTGACGGCGGGATAGTGCCAGCAGAACACCGGGAACAGCCAGGGCAGGCAGAGCTTGCGCAAGACCTCGGCTACGCCACTGCGGAAGAGATGAACCGACAGCATGACCTGCTGCACAGCCTTTTGAGCCATATGCTCGGGCTCCCGGCATCGCCAACCCTGCAGGGCGTAGGCAACATGCGGTTCTGTCCATACTGGCGCGAGGAAGAGAACGCGGTGTTCGCCATCGCTGCCTATGCCAACGTGGCCGGTGTGGATCTCACGGATGTGGCGAGAAGGTGGAGCGAGGACTGACTGGAACGGGGCACAATGGCTGATCGTGTTCGTCATGGTTGTTCGCTCCATCATCGGAGCCTCTCAAGCTTATGGCCTCATCACGGTCAAGGAGAGGCAGCAAACCCCTTGGGGCAAGTATTGGTCGCGGCGCTTTGGTGATGCCGTGCTGCTCGCTGTCCTGATCTGGGGCGATTTCTTCTAAAAGAGGCAGAGGCATAATGGCACTGCGCTACAAGCCCGAGCACAACAAGCTCTACAAGGACAAGCGCTGGCCCGGCCTTCGGGAGAGGGTCTTCCTCCGGGACAACTACACCTGCCAGTGGCCTGGCTGCGGCAAGCTCCTCATAGGCAAGGGGCGAGGTAACCCTGACGCTCCAGTAGCCCACCATAAGGTAGACCACAAGGGCGACATGCGCCTGTTCCTGGATGAGAGCAACATCATTGCGGTCTGTGCTGCCTGCCATGACAGGGACGCCCAGAAGGCCACACACAGGGGCTATGTGACTGGCCATGATGAAGACGGCCGACCCATAGACCCGCACCACCCATGGAACCGGAGAACAGCATGAACACCGAAGACATGGAACTCGCTCTCGCCTACTGGCGCACCATGGCTCCCCAGCCCAAGGCCATCATCTACACCAACGCCATCGAGGCAAGACTGAAGGGCGTCGAGACCAAGGAGATGGTCATCGACCACGAGCTGAGCAACGCCATCACCCGCGGTGCATCCATCGCCAGGGGGCGGGGCATGGATCTCGCTGCCAAGGGCAACCAGAAGGCAGAGACCAGCGCCACAGAGCCTACCAAGGCGACTGAGACCGCAAAGACGAAGGCCAAGAGGACGAGCAGGGCCAAGACCGCCGAATAGGGCGCCACCACCCCCTCAAATGTTAAAGACCCCCCTTTGAGCCTGCACCCGCGTCCCACAAACATTTTCACCGAAAGCAGTCCGCAAGGGAGGGTAGGGTGAGCAAAGTCGTCCAACCTGCCTACACCAGGGTATTCGAGGGCAACGAGGCCCGCTGTGAGCTAGCAAAGCTACTGTGGAAGGAAACGGTCGCGGCCCTCAAAGAGGCTGATGCGGTGACCACTGTGAACCTTGCCCGCGCCGATAGGTATGTCAGGGCAAAGGTCGAATACGAAGACCTCTACAAAACCGCTGCGGCAGAGGGGCCGGTGCTGAAGGGCACCGAGGGCGGAGAGTATTTCAACTATCGCTGGTCGGCCTGCGAGAAGCTGAATGACCGGCTTCAGAAGCTAGAAAAAGCGATGTTCGGGGAGACTGTCCTTCGTTCGGTTGATAGCAAACCCGTTGGCGAGAGCGCACCCAGTGACGAATTCCTCCGACCCGACGACGGACTACGCCAATAAGGTTGTCTCCGGCGAGATCATTGCTGGACGGTTTGTACGGGCTTCCTGCAAGCGCCACCTTGAGGATCTGAAGAGCGGGCCATCACGGGGCTTTCGATTCGACACTGAGGAGGCGGCAAGAGCATTCCGGTTCTTTCCGGCAATGTTTACGGTCACGGCCGGGACGAAGGCAGGCCAGCCGTTCCATCTGCTGGACTGGATGGTCTTCGTCGTCGGAAGCCTGTTCGGCTGGCGGAATAAAGATGGCACCCGCCGCTTCCGGCACGCATGGATTGAGACCGGCAAGGGGCAAGCGAAGTCCCCGCTCATGGGCGCCATCGGCGTCTACATGATTGGCTTCTGCGGGGTTCCCCGGGCTGAGGCCTACGCCATCGCGAACGACAGGGACCAGGCAAAGGTTCTGTTCTCAGATGCCGTGGCGCTCTGCAGGGCGGAGATCCCGGGCAAGCGCGGGGCAACGCTCGAGAGCATCGGCAAGGTCATCATCCGCGGCGTTGGCGATAATGCCTGGAAGATCGAAGTGCCCGACAGCGGATCGAAGTTCCTGCCGGTCGCCTCCGGTGACAGCATATCGGGCCCGAAGCCGATCGCAGTGTTCGGGGACGAGATCCACGAGATGCGCTCCGACAAGGGGATCCAGTTGTGGAAGGCGGCGATCGACAAGATGCCGGGCGATCCGCTGATGATCCTTGGGACCAACACGCCGGCCTCTGACCAGGCGGTGGCGACGGATCTCTCGGAGTTCTACCAGCGTGTGGCGGAAGGCTTGATCGAGGACGACAGCGCCTTCTCCTACATCGCGCGGATTGATGAGACCGACGACCCGTTCACGGACGAATCCTGTTGGGTGAAAGCCCTGCCGGCGCTCGGTGTGACGTACCCAATCGAGAACGTGCGCCGCCGAGTAGAGACCGCGAAGCACATTTCGTCCGAAAGACTGGCCACGGAACGGCTCTATTTTGGCAAGCCGGTCGGTTCTTCTGGCTTCTGGCTGGAGGATGAGGCGGCATGGAGGGCGGTTCAAGCCCCTGTTTCGGAGGAAAATCAGGTCAATATTGCCTGTTTTCTGGCACTCGATCTGTCGAAAAAGAACGATTTGACCGCACTTTCCGCCTGCTGGCGCGACAAGAACGACGGTCTGACAGCAAAGACTTGGTACTGGACGACAAAAGGCGGGCTGGCGCGGCGTGAAGCTGACGATCGGACGCCTTATTCGGCCTACGGGGCGCAAGGCTTCCTGACCATCTGCGACGGCGAGGTGATTGATTACACCTTCGTCGCCCAGCGGGTTGCGGAGCTCGTCGCCAGCCAGAAGGTCGACAGTCTGACGGTGGACCCGGCCTATGTTTCGGACTTCATCGCCGCCTGCGACCAGATCGGGCTACAGGTCTGGCGCTACATGGGTCCGAAGGATCCGGCGGGCATCGGATTGAAGATCGTCACCCACGCCCAAGGGACCCGCATCGCCTTTGAGGACCGGCAGCTTTGCATGCCGCACTCGATCAGCCGCCTGACGGACAAGATCCTGAACCGGCAGATCACGATCGACGCAAACAAGATGACCGACGTCTGCGCCTCAAACGCCATCCTCGTGGCGGATGGTGTGGGCAACCAGGCATTCGACAAACGCCGCTCTCGCGGGCGCATCGACGGGATGGTCTCCATCGCCATGGCGGTGGGTGCTTCTAAGTCGGAGCGGAAAGGCAAGCGCAGCTACATGGAAAGCGGAGTTTTGTTCACATGAAGCTGTGGCCCTTCACCGAGAAAAAGGACTGGGACCGTAACGGGAACCGCTTCCTGCAGGAATACGTCATCGAGCGCCAGATCCTGGCCAGCGAGAAGCACCTGAAGGTTACCGCGGCACTGGCTGCCGGTCTCCGGATTGCCGAAGGTGTCGCGGCCATGCCGATCATCACCGGCAAGAAGTCCTATGATGAGAGCGGACGGATGATCCGGACTCCGGTAGTTGACAGCGATCTTGCTGAATGCCTGACGTTCCGGCCCAACGACTACATGACGCCGGTCGAGTTCGTGGAATGCCTGACCATGCACGCGGTCTTTGAGGGCGTCGGGCGGGCATACATCGATCGAGGCTATCGCGGGCGGATCAAGCGGCTCATTCCTGTTGTGGATGGTCAGGTTTCGCTCCGGAAAGATCCGGAAGACGCCACTGTGATTTACAGCGGCACGATCCCAGGCATCGGGCACCGGGACGACATGACCCGGCGGGACTTCATCGAGATCACCTCGCCTCGGTGGCAGGATATCGAAGGCCTCGACATCTCGACGGAGATCAAGAAGGTTCTCTCCCTCGCCATGACGCTGGAAGACCGGCAGTCGGATGACGGCAAGCGAAAGGCTGTTCCTGGCTACCTGACCACCGACCAGGTTCTGGGCGAGGAGAGCGCGAAGCTCGTCCAAGAGGCCTTGAAGGACAAGCTGCAGGGCGCCCCGATCTTCGACATGGGCGTCCTCTACAAAAGCATCGTGCCGACGCAGGCTGAAATGCAGCTCATGGAGACCCGTCGCTTCCTTATCGAGGAGGTAGCCCGGGCCTACGGCATTCACCCCATCTTCCTCGCCCATGACGCCGCCGGCCAGTCGCTGACGCGCATCTCGGACGCGATGGATTACCACGTCACCGTGACGCTGCGCCCCTGGGCGAACCGCTGGGAGCAGGCAATCGCCTTCTCGATGCTGAAGCCGGGCGAATACGTGAACCTGGACGAGACGCAATACTACCGCGGCGACCTCAAGACCTGGGGCGAATACGCGGCCAAGGCTCTCGGCAACAACACCGCGTGGGAAACGCAGAACGATATACGCTCCCGGATGGGGCAGAACCCGATCGCGGGCGGTGACGTGTTACCGAAAAACGAGGCAAGCAATGGACCTGGAAACGAAATTCGCCCGTCTTGAAGACGAGACGGTGAAGGAGGACGGCACCATCTCCGGGTACGCCTCCCGGTTCAACATCAAGGACCATGGCGGCGACATCGTCGTGTCCGGCGCGTATGCCAAGAGCATTTCGGAGCGCCGGCCTTTGATGCTCTGGAGCCACGACATGAAGCAGCCGATCGGCATGTGGACGAAGGTGGAAGAAGATTCCATCGGTCTTCGGGTCGAGGGGAAGCTTGCCTTGAGCACCGTCAAAGGCAGGGAGACCTACGACCTGATCAAGATGGGCGCCATCAACGGCATGTCCATCGGCTACAAGGCGATCAAGACCGGCAGGGAAGGTGCTGCGCGCCTCCTGAAGGAACTCGCGCTGTTCGAGGTCTCCATCACTCCCATGCCGATGCTCGACTCCGCGACAATCGATGCGGTGAAGAGCGTCGATGATATAATTTTGGCGACGAAGTCCGGTGACTACGCGCCTCTGAAACGTGCCGTGGAAGGTGCCCTGCGTGACGCGGGCTTCCCGGCATGGCTGGCGAAGGCCCAAGCGGCTCTCGCCCCTCAAACTCTGGGCGATGGACAGCGTGACGCGTCCGCTTCGGAGATCGCGAAGCTGATCAAGACCAGCTTCACTGTCTGACCCCATCATTCGGAGAAACGAGATGGATCTGGAAATCAAAGAGGCGCTCGACAGCGCCGCTACCATGATGCGCGAGATCAAGAAGGCTCAGGAAGATCTTTCCTCGCAGCTGAAGGTTCTTGACGAGAAGAAGGCCTCCGGTGCCGATATCACCGATATCAACGGCCGGATCGAGGAGAAGTCGAAGGAGCTTGCCGAGCTTGGCGAGAGCTTCACCGATCTCCAGAAGAAGATGAGCGCCCGCCGCGACGAAACCAAGTCGTTCGGGCGTCTCGTCGCCGAGCAGAAGGACTTCGGCGATCGCATTCGCTCCGGCGAACGCATCGAGATGAAGGACATCACCTCGGCGTCCTTCGGTGACGTCACCCTCCCGGCCGGCGCCCGTCGCCAGAACCGTGGCCTGATCGCTCCCACCACCCAGGCTCTCTTCCTGCGTGATGTGATCCCGACTCTTGCCACGACTGCAGCGGTGATCGAGTACCTCCAGGAAACCGGCTACACCAACGCGGCTGCAACTGTCGCTGCCGGCGCCCTGAAGCCTCAGTCGGATCTCACCTTCGCCGGCAAGTCCGCGCCGATGGTGAAGATGGCTCACTGGTTCCGCGTCAACGAGGAAACCCTCGATGATGTGGACGGCATGGAAGGCTACATCAATCAGCGTGGCCTCTATGGTCTCCAGCTGAAGGAAGAGCAGGAAGTCCTCAACGGCCCCGGAACGGCAAACCGTGTCGACGGCCTGATCGCCAACTCCACGACCTACGACAACACCACCGTTCCCGGCGTAGTGCCTGTCAATGCCATGGACGACATCCGTGTTGCCATCGCGCAGGTTGCCGAAGCCGATCTGATGGCAACCGCCGTCGTCATGAACCACCTCGACGCTGCGGCGCTCGATCTGTCGAAGGACGCTGACGGTCGCTACCTCCACCCGGCCTTTACCGGCAACACCGCCTGGGGCCTCCCGGTGGTGCGCACCAAGGGCCTCACGCAGGGCAACTTCCTTGTCGGCGGCTTCGTCGGCAATACGATCCTGTGGCAGCGCAAGGGCATCGAGATCCGCCGTTCGACGGAAGATCGCGACAACTTCATTGCCAACAAGGTCACGATCCTCCTGGAAGAGCGCATCCAGCTGGAAACGCTGCGTCCGGAAGGCATCGTCTACGGCGCCCTGACGGCCGAAGCTCCTTAATCCTGACGAGGGCAAGATGAAGATCGTACAGTCCGGCGAACCGATTGGAGAAGTCCTCTCACTTGCCCTCGCCAAACAGCATTGCCGTGTTCGTCATTCCGATGATGACGCGGTGATCCAGCAATACATCGACGCCGCCGTGGACTGGGTGGAAGAGGCTTGCCAGACGGTTTTCCTCGAAACTCAATTCACGGCGACGGGCGATGGCTTCGAACTCGATTTCGCCCGGTATCCCAACTCGGTCATTTCCACCATCACCTACACCGACCCGCTAGGCGTTGCCGGCAGCGTGGCGGTCTGGGAAATCAGGGACGGCAAGCTGTATGTCGAAGATCAGCCCGAGGTTTCGACGGTTTCCGTGGTTTTCGACGCGGGGCTGGGTGCAGGCAATATTCCGCCGAAGCTCATCCAAGCCGCGCTGATGCTGACGGCAAGCTTCTACCTCCAGAGGGCTGATCTGACGTCGGATCCAGCCAACAGCGTGCCGATGGGCGTCCGCGCCATGATCTCCCATCACCGGAGCTTTGCATTCGCATGATGGACATCGGAAAGCTCGATTATCTCGTGGTGTTTGAGGAGCCCGGAGTCGTCGTAGACGACGGCTATGGAAACACGACACAGGGCTGGGGCAACCCGGTGACCGCCGACGCCGCCTTCATGTTCCTCCGTGGCGGCGAGACGGTTCAGGCATCGCGCCTTGCCGGTCGCCAGCCGATCGTCGTCACGGTCCACGACACGACCCAGACAAGGGCGGTCAATACCAGTTGGCGCCTCCGGAACGCCCGCACGGGCGAGATCTACAACATCCGCAGCGGGCCCGTCCCGACCGACAATCACCAATACGTCGAGTTCACCGTCGAGAGCGGCGTGGCCGCGTAGGAGGCAGAAGATGGCAAGAGTGCGGTTCACCCACGACTTCGACTACAAGCCCTCCAGCCAGGTGACGATCGTCTACAGGGCTGGAATGGAAAAGACGGTCAAGCGGGAATGCGCGGACAAGGCTATCGCCGCGGGCAAGGCTGTGTCTCTCGATGACCAGCTGGCGTCTGGACGGTTTGATGAAGGTCAAAGCTAAGTTTCTCAGCCGCGACCAGACCATGCGGCTGCTGAACGGGATCGTGCCGGAAGCCGAGAAGGAACTGGCAAAGGCGCAACTCGACGGCGCGCAGTCGGTAGCGAACAAGATCAAGCCTCGTGCTCCAGGACCGCGGACGGGCGCCTATCAGGCCAGCATCCAAGCCGACAAGCTTGCGAATAGGCCGAAGGAGCGCGCGGTCGGCGGTGGGGCATCCAATAGCAACACCAAAGACCCGAACGCGACCGGCGTCTTCGCTGATTACATCTGGCGTTTCCTGGAATTTGGGACGGTCAAGATGGCGAAGAAGCCGCACTTCTTCCCGACCTGGCGCCAAGAGCGGAAGCGCGTCCGGCGCAACATGGCGGCAGCTGTCCGCAAGGCAGTTAAGAAGGCGAAGAGCAAGTAAGATGGCATCACCCAGCCTAGAGATCCAAGGCGCCATTGTGGCCCGCCTGAAGGCGACTGCTGCTGTCACGGCTCTCGTCGGCCCCCGTGTCTATGACAGCGTGCCGGCCGGCGCCAGCTTCCCGTACATCACTCTTGGCGAGGGCGACGAGACGAGTGACGACGTGGATTGCGTCGATGGCTTCGAGATCTCGCTCGATATTGACGTCTGGTCCCGGAAGCCAGGATTTCCGGAAGCCAAGCAGATCGCCAATGAGATCCGGAACGCTCTCAAGAACCCGCCGCTCTCCATCAGCAACAATGCGCTGGTCTATTTCAACCACCGGCAGACGCGGACATTCCGCGACCCGGATGGGGTCACTTCGCACGCCGTCCTGACGTTCGAAGCCTTCGCAGAACAACCATAACCCGCCATCACAGGAGATTTCCATGGCTGAGCCTGTAACCATCAAGGGCGGGAAGATCCGCGTCCTGCTCGAAAGCACCACGACGCCCGGCACTTATGCCGCGCCGTGCGGCTTCACCTCACGGAACGTGACCCTGAACAAAGCGCTGAACGATTTCCAGCTTCCTGATTGCGACGATCCGGACGCCGTTTCGTGGCTTGGCCGGGATGCCTCCTCGCTCTCGATGAGCGTTAGTGGCGAGGGTGTCCTCGCTTCGGAGAGCGTCGAGACCTGGCTTGATGCCTGGGAAGACGTTGACTCCATCGGCGTCCGCATCGAGTGGGAATTCCCTGCGAAAACCATCTCGTGGCTCGGCAAGATGCACGTCGAGACCTTTGAAGTCGGCGCGCCGAACGGGGAGCGTGCAACGGCGAACGTCTCGCTGCAGAGCGATGGCGAAATGGTCCGCACCGTCACGCCGGCGACCCCGTAATGAGCAGGGACGGTTCCTGCACAGCGCCCTTCAACGGGCAGATGATGCCTTTCAAGTTGGCATGGCGCGAGCTGATGAAGATCCAAGAGGCCTGCGATGCTGGCCCCTATGTGGTGCTTGATCGGCTAGTTTCCGGCCGCTGGCGGCTTCAGGACATCTCTGAGGTCATCAAGTGGGGGCTGATCGGCGCGGGTATGCCGCAGGGTGAGGCCTTGAAGTTGGTCGCGACTGAGGTGGAAGGGCGGCGCCCCCTCGAAAACCTCGTGATCGCCCAGACTGTCCTCGGCGCCGGCGTCATCGGCGCTCCGGAGGAAGACGTCGGAAAAAAATCCGAGGCGGCAAGTCAGGAAAAGCGGAAGCCCCGCTCCCGAACGGGAAGCTCCGGTTTGCCGCCATCATCGGAAACGGCATAGCGATGGGAATGGCGCCGGCCGAAACGCTGGCATGTTCCGTCTTCGAATACCTGGCCGCCTTGGATGGCTTCGCTGAAGCCAATGATCCCGATGGCGATAAGCGCCTCTCCGAGCAGGAGAAGGACGATCTCTGGGCCTTCATTTCAAGGTAATCTCTCATGGCGACTGACAACGAACAGCTGGTGCTCAGCATCAGCGCTGACACGCGCCAGATCCAGCGCCAGTTAAAGACGCTCATCGGTCAGACCCAGCGCGACACCAAGGCAATCGAGAGCGCCTTCGTCGGTATCGACCGGGCGGCGTCGGGCGCATTCACCGGCGTGGCGGCCAACAGCAATCGAGCTTTCGGTGCCGCTTCCAATGGAGCTCGCCAGCTTGAGCAGGCCATGAAGGGGTCCCGGATCCAGACCTCAAACCTTGCTGCGCAGTTCAACGATATTGGCGTGCAGCTGGCCGGCGGACAATCCCCGTTTCTGATTGCGCTTCAGCAGGGAACGCAGATCACGCAGGCCCTCGGCCCCGGCGCCGGTTTGCGGGGCACCGTGGCCGCTCTCGGTGGCGCATTCGTGTCACTGCTCAATCCGGTCTCCCTTGCCACCATCGCCACAATCGCACTCGGTGGTGCAGCTGTTCAGTATTTCAGCGAGTGGCTGAGCGATGGAAAGAAGACGAGCGCGGAGATCGAAAAACAGGCCGCGCTCGTTCAGAAGGTCGCCGACAAGTATGGCGTGGCCGTCCCGGCGCTGCGGGAATATGCGGATGAACTTCAGCGCGCGGCCGATGCTGCTGAGCGCCTCGAAGCCCTTCAGGCCACACGGGGGAACGTCACAGAGGGCTTTGCAGAGGAGTTCGATCGGACCACGCAATCCATTCTCGACATCGTCAGCGCAGTCCCCGACGCCAACCGCGAATTCGGTGTGCTTGCCTCCAAGATCAAGTCCAACTCGCAGACAGCGGACGACTTCCAGCGCGTTATCGAGGCTCTAAACCAGGCGCTGGAGCAGACCGGTTCTGAAGCCGTGCGATCGGCAATCCGGGAACTGGAAGGTCTGCAGAAAGCATCGGAGAGAACGTCTCAAACCCTGTCGGACATCGACGGCAACATGAAAGCCGTCACGTTGACCATGGGGCAGTTCGGCGATCTGGCTGCGCGCTTGACCAGCCAGATGCTCGGGCTGGGAGACACCGGCGCTGGCGCGATTAAGCAGATCGCGGACGCGGTCGGCTCATACCTTGGTCCGGCCATGCGTAACGCATCCGGCATACTCGACACGATGGGCAAAACGCTTGACAGCGTGGGCAAGTCTCAGGGCTCGGCGGCTGGCCTCATCAAGGGGTTCGAAGGCTTCAGAACCAACGCATATTTTGACGTCAATGCTTACCGCACAGGCTATGGCAGCGACACGACGACCCGTGCGGACGGGACCATCGAGAAAGTCACGAAGGACACGATCGTTACGCTCGAAGATGCCGAGCGGGATCTCTCCCGGCGGATCGTTGAGTTCCAGAGCGGCATCCAGAAGGCCATCGGTATCGACACCTGGAGGAGCCTTTCAGAAGGTCAGCAGGCTGCCCTGACGTCCATTGCCTACAACTATGGTTCGCTTCCTGACAGTATCGTCAAGGCGATCCAGGGTGGCGGTGGGCCGGAGAAGGTGGCCAATGCGATTGCGGCCCTGACAGCCAATCCCGGCCGGCGCAAGCAGGAGGCACAGTCCTACCTGACCGGAACCGGCATCTCCATGTCGGAAGCGGGCCTCGGCAACAGGAAGACGCCTCAGGAACTGTTCCAAGGCGATGTCGAGCAGGTGCAAAAGAGGATCGATGTCCTCAACGCCGAATACGAGGCGCAGTCACGGCTAGGCCCGCTGATCAACGACTACGGCTATGCGGTCGAGAAAGCGAAGATCCAGCAGCAGCTGCTTTCCGAGGCGCAGCGAGCCGGGCTGGAGATCACGCCTGAAATCGCCGCGAGCATCGGCACACTGGCAGAAAACTACGCTCGTGCATCATCGGCAAGCGAGCAGCTTCAGGCGTCGCAGCAGAACGCGGCGCGTGCAGCGGAAGACTTCAAGTCGACTGCGAAAGACGTCACCAGCGGGTTCATCAGCGATCTGCGCAATGGCGTCTCCGCAGCAGATGCTTTGGCGAATGCTCTGGACAAGGTCGTCGACAAGTTGCTGGACGTGGCGCTGAACAGCGTATTCGGCATCGGCGGCAAGGGGCCAAGCTTGCTAGGTGGCGGCGGCAAAGGCGGTCTTCTCGGCGGCTCAATCATTCCGGGTATCCTTCATTCCGGCGGCGTTGCGGGTCGGGATGGTTATGGGCATGGCCGGTCCGTGTCTCCGTCAGTATTCGCTGGCGCGAAGCGCTACCACACCGGCGGCATTGCTGGGCTGCAGCCGGGCGAGGTGCCGGCCATCCTGCAGCGCGGCGAAATGGTGCTGCCACGCGGTTCCAAGATCGGGTCAGGGGGCGGGTCCTACGCTCCAACCTACAACATCGATGCCCGCGGGGCAGATCAGGCAGCCGTTGCCCGTCTTGAGCGCGGCCTTGCCGATCGAGACAGGACGGAAAGCAAGCGCGTAGCCGGCTACAACCAGCGCAGCCAGGTCAGGAAAGTGCGGCCGTAGCCGCCAACACGGTGGATTATGGCAAGACTACTATCATGGCCCGTCGGACTGCGCTGGAACCGTTGGAAGTGGCTGTCCGGCCCTGAATCGGTCGGTGCATCCAACAGCACGACGATCGGCGATTTTACGCAGACGGTGGCAACCCCGTTTGGCGCTCGTCATGTCCAACTGAGCTTCCCGCCCATGCGCGGACAGGCGGCAAGGCGAGCGCGCGGCTTGGTCACGGCCCTGCACAAAGGCGCCAATGCCGTGCGGGTTTCTATGTGCGACTGGGACGGCATGACCCTCGTCGAGGCCGGCGTGAATGCCACCAAACTGCAGACGCAACAGGGCATGCCTTGGAATACCGGAGTGCCGTGGGACAACGGCGAGAACTGGAAAATCACGAAGCCGAACGTCCCTGTTGCGGACGCCGCGGCCTTCAATTCGACCATTATCCATTTGCCAGACTATTTCTGGGGCCGTCGCCTTGGGATGGGTGACTGGTTGGGTTTCTTCCCGTTCCACTTCGGTCTCTACGAGGTGACGGAGGTTCTTGGCGACGGCCGCTACCGGATCTGGCCACCATTGCGGAAGGCTGTACCGGCGGGAGACTTCGCCACCCTGTATCCGGTGATGGCCATGCGACTGAAAGCCGACAACCTGCCGGACGCTGACAGGGGCGCCGTCTTTCTGGAAGGGCTTACGATCTCGCTGTTTGAGGTGTTCGACTATGACGCCCGCGACTACTTCAATGATTGATCGTACCGCCGAAGAGGTTGTGGCGATGAAGCGCCGCGACCTCGCTGCCATCCATGCCGCAGAAATGCACGCGGCGCTGTTCTCCCGCCCCGGCGTTCCAGACGACGAGTTGACCGAAGACGAGAAGGCCGCGACACAGTTGGCCGTGCGCGAGGTTGTCATGCGCCATCGCGCCGAGCTGAAGGCGTGGACTGCAGCTAACGGCTGACCAATTCAAGGAACACCGATGGCCAATCTCTTCTCAGCCGAGGCGCGGGAATTCCTGCGTCGGCCGCACATCTCGCGTGTCTGGTTCGTTGAACTGGACCTGCCGTCAGGCATCACGCGCATGCACAGCGGTGCCGGCCGTGTAGTCGTCGACGGCCACGAATGGCGCGGCATTACGGATCCTGGCGGCAACCAGCTTGTGTCGGTCGGCGCGGTAGAGGAGCCACGTTTCGGTGTTGCGGCAAAGCTAGACATCGTCATCTCCGGCGTGAACGTGGACCTGCTCCGCTACATCAAGGACACAGCCAGGGCCATCGAGGGCCGCGGCGCCACCGTCTACTGGGGCGCATTCGATCAGGAGACCGCAGAGCCATGGGGCGAGGGGCTGAAGGCTCTTTGGCCCGGCAGGCTTTCGTCGCCCGTTATCCGATGGGCAGGCACTGGCGTCCGCACAATCTCATTCGCCATTGAGGGGCCGTGGCAAAGCCAGAGCTTCCAGTTCGGCGGCAAGTGGAACCCGGCAGACCAACGGCGCCGCTACCCCGGCGACAAGGGCCTGGATTTCGTCGGCGTCAAGGTACAGGAGCTCATCAAGGCATGACCCCTAATTACGATTTGCAGCGAAAGCTTCTGTTCTGCCCGCTGTGCGGCAAGAACGTACTTGGACCAACGGCGAGGGATATCGTTGTTGGCCATTATACCTGTGGCTATTGCGCCGAAGAGATCAAGGTAGGCCGCGAAGAATTAGCTGACCTTGTCGTCTCTCTGATGGTCCGCGTGGACGATCTGGAAGAGGCACTGGATAGAGGTGACCAGTGACGGGCGGTTATGACATTGCTGCTGCTGCCAACGCCTACGCAGAGGCCTCCCTTGGCCAGCCCATGGTGTGGGGCGAAAGCGACTGCACCAGTTGGGCGGCCCGATGGGTTGAGCAAGTGGCGGGACGTCCGGTCCCTATGCCGCGCTGGAAGTCCAGGGACGAGGCGCTGTCACTCATTTCCGCCGCCGGTAGCCTTGAGGCTCTGTGGTCTCCGGCTCTTGAGGACTACGGCCTGCGGGAGCGATACGGCGACCCACAGCCCGGCGACGTCGGGATAATCAAGACACACGTCTTCCCGCAGATCGGCGGCATCTTCTTGGCGCACGGGCTTTTTGCCTGGCGAGCCGAGCCTCACGGCGCGCGCTTGCTGCACCCGCGTCCACGCACGATTATCAAGGTTTGGGCTGTCCAGTGAAGCTTATCAAATTGCTGATGCTGTCCGGCGCGTGCTACGCGGCGATGACGGCTGCTGCGCACGCTGAACCTATCAGCTTCAGTATTTTCAGCGCCCTTTATGCGATCGGGATTCCCGGCGCCATCGCCAATGCCATTTCGCTCATTGCTATTCCGGCTCTTGCGATCGGCGCTTCGTTCCTTGGGCGTCCGAAGGCTCCGTCTATCAAGGCCAGCGATGCCAAGAGCACCTTCGAATCCAGCGAAGCGCAGGTGATGGAGGGGATCGGCCGCGTTCGCGTCGGTGGTCTGCAGGCGTTCGGCAATTCGGACGGCTCCACCCGTGCCCGGCTTGTCTGCCGGCTGCAGGGTCCGATCGACGCGGTAGAGGAATACTATATCGGCGGCCGTGAAGTCACCGTGGACCCGAATGGCGACGTGAGTTCACCGCCATGGGCACGTCCCGGCGGCTCGTGGTGCAACTGGCAGGACAAGAAGGGCGACGGTAGCGAGACCTCTTGGTCGTCCCTGTCGTCGCTGTTTCCGACTCTGTGGACTGCTGACCACCGCCTTCGTGGAATCGCCCAGACACTCACCATTTGGTACAACCCAGGCCTCTCGGAAGACAAGTATTTCACCCTTTACCAGGGCGGCATCCCGAACACGGAGCAGGTTGTCCGGGCGTCCAAGATCTACGATCCGCGCACCGGCCTGACGGCATGGTCAGACAATGGCGTGCTCGCTTGCGCGCATGTGTTGAGACGGGATCCAGCCTTTGCCTTCGACATGTTCGATTGGACGCTTATCGCCGCCGAAGCCAACAAGGCGGACGTGGTGGTTGGCACCAAGACGGGCACGGAGAAGCGTGCTCGTGCTTGGGGCATCTGGGGATGGGAGACGTCCCGAGACGATGTGATGCAGCAGCTCATGAACTCCGTAGGGGTGGAGCTTCGCGTCACGAACGAAGGCAAGATCTGGTTTCAGCTCATCGACGACGCACTGACATCCGAGATTTCATTCGGTCCTGAGGACGACGTCGAGGTGACTTGGCGAAGCGGTCCTGAGGCCGTTGAGCGCCCCAACATCTGTCGCGTTACCTACTACTCACCGGAACGCAATTACGAGTCTGCCGAGATCAATCTCGACGGCATCGCATGGGCCGTCGACGAGACAGAGCTCGAGCTGTACGGGCCAAAGTACCTCGACATCGACCTGCCGTTCTGCCCGTCGGCTAGTCAGGCGCAACGCATCGCTCGCCGCAAGTTTGCACAGGCTCGCGGCGACACAGGCGTCATAACCACCGACATGATCGGCCTAGCCGCCTGGGGCTTGCTCTATGGGCAGATCACGCTGCCTGACCTAGGCGATGTTTTGCCGGCAAGGCTTGAGGCGCCGCGCATCGACGACGATCAGGGAACGGTTGAAATTCCGTTCTCGGTCTGGCCGACGCTAACGGCGTGGAACCCAGCCGTTGATGAGGCTGTCGCTCCTGAGGTTGTTCCGGAATTCGGATTCGAGACCGACATGATAACTCCTGGGCCTCCCACTGCAGTTGTGCAGGTGACGTTCCCGGGCGGCGAGAAAGAGGTGAGGGTTGGCTTCGGCTTGCCGGTTCAGCCGTTCGATTCTGTCGAGTGCACCTATCGCGCTTACGTCGACGGACTGCCGACCACTTGGAACGGGATGACCGAATATCCCGACCCTCCGAACATTACCCACGCCTTTGTGGCCGGCAACCTTCTTGGCGTCACGATCGACGCGCGTGTGCGGGTCTTCTCAGGCGACGAGGGGAGCTATTATTCGCCTCTCTTGCACGCCACCGTTGTCGAGAACGACACGCCGCCAGTTGCTCCGTCCCTTGTCAGTGGCGGGGTATCTGTCACCGCGCCGTCGGCCATGCTCAATGCTGTTGTGATGATTGGCGAGCTACACGTCGTTATGCTTCAGCTTGAGCAGCGCACAAAGCCGGCCGCCGGATCATTCACCGCCTGGTCTACGGTTTCCCAGCAAAACTCCCGACCCGGACTCGCGCACACATTCACTGACACGCGCACGTTCTCTTCATCGGGCGGAAATGCTGAGTGGCGCATTCGCGCCTACACCAGCGGCGGCATAGGCGGAAGCGCATACCTGAACTTTTCGGCGTCCGTTCCAAGCACGCTTTAAGCCACGCAAAGGAAAGCATCTATGGCACTCGTCACCTATACGGCGCAGAACATTTTCGCTCCGGCCGATGAAAACGGCACGCCGCGCTCCGCGAGCCTGCAGCAGATGCAGGTATGGGGAACCGAGGTTGAGGCGATCGTCAACGCGACGGCCACGGCTGCTTCTGTGTTCGATACGCGTGCCAGCCTCTACGCGAATCTGGCCTATGCCGCGAACACCATGGCTTGGGTGCTGAACGATCCAACCGCGGCATACAACGGCATTTACCGCAAATCAGGCGGGTCTGGATCCGGGCTGTGGACGCGGGTTGCCGATCTTCCCTATGGACTGATCGTCGCGAGCAATGCCGGCCTCGGCACTCCCAACGACATCGATGCGGTCAGCGCTCTTCCGATCTCGAATTCGTCGCTGGTCCTTCTGAACATTGCCGAAACCAACACCTCTTCGCCGGTCACGGTGAAGTTCAATGGCGGCTCTCCGCTGACAGTGAAGACCTCCTCCGGGCAGGATCCTCTGGCGGGAGGGCTGGTCGCCGGCATGGTTGTGCTGGGGTCTGTCTCCGGCTCGACGTTTCGGCTGCTAACCGACCAGGCATCCGCCGCTATCGTTGCGCAGGCAGAGGCGTTCGCCGAGCAGGCGGAAACTGCCAAGGACCAAGCAGCTGCCTATGCTGCCGGGCTGAATATGCCAGCGGTAACCGTGAAGGACGTTGGCAAGACTGTCATTGTCGCCCCAGGCGGCACGGGCTTTCAGGTCTCCAACTTTTCCGACTACGTAAAGGGTGGTCGACGGTCCGAGGGTCAGGAGACGGCGGAAGGAAAGCGAGTTGAAACAAACACAGTAGGCGCGCAAAACATCTATCTGTTCGTCTGCAAGATGTCACAATACACGGGAGCACGAATTGAAGTCGAAGCATTCGGAAACGTTGGCGGGGTTGAATTCGGTCACATTTACCGAACGTTCGACGCCTTCAGGGTCGCGTCTTCGACGTCACCTGTTGTGCGAGCGAATACGCCCGATGTTTGGACCCCAACCGTATTCGGCGGCGGCAGTGCGCCTGCGGGCTTCTTTTCTCTTGGCACCGGCCCGGATGGCGACGACCAGTTCCTCGTAGCGGTTGCGCTGACCTCGTCCGCAGCGTCGACATTCATCGTACCAAGAGCCCGGATCATGGGCGAGTACGTCTCGTTCGGGGCTGTTGATAAAAGCCAGCTCAACAAAGACGTCAATGACGTGAGGATATTCCCTGTCACCGGCCAGTCCAATGCGCAGGGGTACAATTCTCAGATCTTCACAACGCTGGCGGTCCTTGATCAAGGGCGCGCGCAGATGTTCAATCGCGGCTTGCGAACCAACATCGACCTAACCGACGCAAGCGAAGCCATCACCGATTCCGCGATCCGCGCCCTTGTGGACGCTCGCGAAAGCCTTCCCGAAGATGGGACGTTCTCGTTTCAGACGACGGGCACGACTTTCATGAACAGGTATCTGAAAACAGTCCCTTCCAGCGTTGGGGCCGTTACCATCAACGCTGCGGTCGGTGCGCAGGCCTACTCGGCACTTAAGTCTGGGACAATCCCATTCAACAATCTGGTCACGGCGGTGAACAAGGCGCGATCCATTGTCGGTGGCGAGACCAGGGCGCACAGCATCCCGGCGATCATTTGTGAGCACGGGGAAAGCAACGGTGGTGACAGTGCGGCCACATATGCCGCTCACCTTCTGGAGTGGCAGTCGGACTACAACACCGCGCTTGCGGACGGGCACGAAATCCCGTTCCTCGGAAGCCAATACTCGCACGCGTCAGGAGGCGGTCCTCAGGAGGCATGGTTGGCAACGGCGCTGGCATATCCGAGCAGGTTCATTCTGGTCGGTGCCCGTTACAACTTCGATTACACCGACGGTGTCCACCTGAATGGTCCATCGGTTGCACGGTATGGATATTACCAGGCGAGGGCGCTGAAGCTGTGGGAAGATGGCCAGACCCAGCCGTTCATGTACATCGAAAGTGCCGTGAAAACCGGAAACCAGATCATCGCAAAGGTGCATATGCCGATCGCTGGGACGTCCCTTGTGATCGACACCACGGAAGTGACGAACCCCGGCGGCGCCAATCCATACGGCCTGCGATACGAAGACAGCCTGGGGCAAACCATCGCGTCTGTCGGGCTGAACGGGACTGACGAGATAGTCATCAACTTGTCAGGGTCGTCTGCTGCGACCGGCAAGAAGCTCTACGTTGCCCTAAACCCAGGCTCCGGTACAGGCGGCAGGACGACGGGTCCACGGGCCAACTTCCGGGATAACAACCCAGACAACGCCTACATCGACAGTGTTGGGTCGGTGAACTTGTTCAATTGGCTCGTCCACCAGACAATCGATGTAACGGGAACCTAGCGGGTATTGGAGCAAAGTAGCGATGGCGCAAATATGGAGACCGCGCCACCTGCGTTGCTTTCGCAACTCGCCGAAGGGGCAAATGCCATCAGCAGGCCAATAACTGCCATGGCGAGGACTGCATTGGTGATGGTGTCTATCTTGCTCATGGAAGCTTAAATACCAGCCTATCGCGCCGATCTCAATACCCTCTCAAAGACGAGACAGACCTTACGTCCGCACTCCATCGGCCACCCATAGCCGAAGACTGACCATCCGAAGATCAGGAGACCACCATGACCGTGCACGACGTGCAGCGGCGCCTTGTCGCGCTTGGCTTTCCCCTCCCGAAGTTCGGCGCGGACGGAGACTTCGGCAATGAGACGCAGGACGCCATAGGGAAGGCGCTGGACGAGCTTGAACGCCTCCGGGGCGGGAAGGTGCCGGCCAAGCCGTTGGCCGCGCCTGTGGTCGTCCGTGAGGCAATCGTTCCCGACGACTGGATGCCGGCCGCGAAGATGCAGCGGATCATCTGCCACTGGACGGCCGGCACGCACAAGGCCACCGACTTCGACCGCGGGCACTACCACATCCTGATCGAGGATGACGGCAAGCCTGTCCGCGGCAAGCCCTCCATCAAGCTCAACGAGGCACCGGCGAAGGCCGGCTATGCGGCCCACACGCTGAGCTGCAACAGCGGCTCGATCGGCGTGTCTCTCTGCTGCATGGGTGGCTCAACCGAATCCCCGTTCGATCCCGGCAAATATCCGATGACCGCAAAGCAGTGGGAGGCGCTGTCCACCGTCGTTGCGGAACTGTGCCGGCGCTACTCGATCCCGGTCACCGACACGACAGTCCTCTCCCATGCCGAGGTGCAGAACAACCTCGGCATCACCCAACGCGGGAAATGGGATTTCACGAGGCTCGCCTTCGACCTCTCGGTGAAGGGCGCCAAGGCATGCGGCGACAAGCTGCGGGCCGAAGTCAAAGCCAAACTCTAGCCCAGCCCCATCACGAGGAACCGAACCCATGAAGTCTCTGCCCATCCTGGCAGCGGCAGCCATTGGCTTGTCCGCTTGCACCACCTTGGACGGCTCGCTGGAAAGCAGCGTGTCTTCCACCTGCCGCATCGCCAACACCACCTATGCCGCCTTCTTTGTGGCCTCTACGGCGGGCGAGTGGCCGGAGCGCACCGTAAACCGCGTCGAAGCCGCCTATGCCTCTCTCGACGCCGTCTGTGACGATCCGGACGGCATCAGGACGGAAGACCTGCCGCTGATCGTCGCCAATGCCTACGCCAACTTCATCAAGGCTACGAGAGAAGCTCGAGCCGCAGCAAAGGAGTAACCCCATGTCCAACTATTCGAAAGCAATCGGCGCGGCTATCGGCGGCGCGGTCGTGGGCACCGCAGGTCTGCCGGCAATGCCGGATGACACGCCCTGGTACGGCTACATCATCCTCTACGCGATCTCGATCAGCGTGCCGGCACTGCTGACATACCTCGCGCCGAAGAACACCCCCTGACCATCCGTCGGCTCTACTTCTATCGCAGTTAGGAAAAGCATGAGCCCGCAAGTGGAAGAAGAGCCGATGCCGGATGTCCCCCACGAACTCAAGCGGATCGAGCATTACCTCACCCGACACGGTGAGATCATGTCGTCCTACAATGACAGGCTGACGCTCATGGATGCGAGGCTGAAGCTTGTCGAGGAATACACGGTGACGCGAAAGATCGCCGAGGCCCGCGAAGACGAACGCGACAAGGCCCTCTATGCGCGGCTGGACCGAATGGACGGCAAGATGAACACCATTGAAACGGACGTGAACGGCATCAAGGGGCTGGGAACGAAAGCCCTCGGCATTGTCGGGAGCGCCCTGCTGGTAGCTCTTGTCGCGTGGGTGCTGAAAGGAAATCTCGTATGATCCGGCGGTTCCTTGATCTTGTCCTCTCAGCCCTAGGAGCCGCGGTTCTTGTCGTCGCCGTGCTCATCCTCGGGCCTGAAATTGAGACGCGGGTTAACCCCGTCTATTCCAAGTTCACCATCCTCTCTATCGTCGGGCAGCCTGACGGCACGTCGAAGGTGGTGTTCCGGTATCGCAAAGAGCGGCAGTGCGATCCGCAGGGCTTCTCCTGGTACGTGGGAGAGCCTGGGGCAGCGTTCCGGCAGTTGAAGGTGACTCCGGCCGATCCGAGCGAGGCAACGCCTGTGCGGCCTATAGGCGAGAATACGAGCGTCCCCTACGTCATCGACGCTACACCGGAGCAGCTGATCGAGCGGGGATACGGCGAGATCTTCAACCGCTGCCACGCCGCATGGACGTCCAGAACGATAATCTACCCCTAGCCGCACCAGTTGACCTAGAACCAGCCCATTGTCGCGCCCGTCTGCATGACGGCACTGAAGAGAGCAATGCCCACGCCAATCAGCAGCAGCAGATAGATCCACCAGTCTTGCATTTGACTGACCCCACACGCCCCTCGTGCCTCACGGTGCGAGGGGCGCTTTTCTGCGTTCAGCCCGCCCGCTCTCCGGTGCATCGGTCCTTCGTGATGATACGCGATCTCTCGCGAAGTTGAAGAGTCGTCTGGGGATGGTAGTGCTTGAGCAGTTCCGCATAGGTGGAGCGCGCTGCTGCAATGTTGTTGGCGCCGGCGATCGGCTTGTCCGGCGCCCCAGGCTGGTCGACCAGCTCGATCATATGCAGGAACGGGTCTTGGTAGAAGTCGGCTCGAATGGCCAT